CTAGGAGTTTTTTTATCGCGCGGCTGTAGCCCTGCGGCAGCGAGAATGTACTCGTAGTCGACTGCAAATCAGCCAAGATCACATCGGTGTAGAAATGCACCTCACCCGCTTGCTGCGGGTTGGGATAGACGAATAGGTGCGCGTAGGGGAAATCTGGCCTGACAGCCACGACATAGGGCCACGGCCCCGGTACGCCCTTGTAGCCGATCTCGTTGTAGTCATCAAAGCTACAGACGTCGAACCAGTAATCCAGGCCCGTATTGCCGGATGCGGTAATGCGCGTGTATCCCGACCGAATACGCAATGGGCGCGGTATGGCGAAGTTACCCGGCGCGGTATAGGTAATCTGATCGGTTGTGAAGTTGCCAGTCGCATTGGCACTCATCGTGACGGTGCCGGTATTGGCCGAGCCCGCAATGATGTAGGTACCCGTGGGGATGGCGCTGGAGGTATCTGTGAGCGTGCCGCCCACCACGATGCCCTGTGCGTTCATGCCCGTGGTGAGCGTAAGGCTTGCCGTAACACCCGTGATAAACGGGCTCCCGGCCGTCACATTGCCATTGAACGTCCCCTGCGTGGGGTTGCCCATGGTGTAGTCGGTCTGCCCTGGGTTCCAGGCGAGCTTGTTGTAATTGGTCGAGTAGACGAAGTCCTTATCGGTCGATAGGGACTCGAAGAGATCGTTTAGGACTTGGAGTGCGTCATTGCCGTCGGTCGCATCGACGGGTTCACCCGCGGCCTGCACGCCTAAATTGCGCAAGGCTCCCGTAATGAGGTCTAAGCCGCTAGAAGTTACGGCTCCCACGGCTAGACCGCATAGTACGGAATTTTAAACAGGGTCCCGCCGATATTGATCTCCAGGAACCCCACGGGATTGGTGGGTAGCGTGGCCGATCCTGCCGTAGCAGTGCCTGAGGTCGTCGTGCCAAAGGCCACACCCGTCACAGCACCCGATGGGGTTGCGCCGGTGACCGTGGCCGTCGCGAAGCTGGGGGAGGAGCCGCCAATCACACCACCCGGGGATTTGACGCTCATAGGCCGTTACCACAGGTGAAAGTGACTGAGCCCGCGGTAGCACCCGCAGCGAGGATTACTGATACGCCGTTCACTTCATCGTCCACGGTCACGACAACCACAGCCCCAGGGGCGACGGGATAGCTCGCGGCCACGGTCGCTGCCGTGACGTTCCCTGCGATGCCGAAGTTCACATAGGCCCATCCCGCAGTGGTATTGGCGATCTGTACCTGATTGGTCCCCGTGTTCGGCAATACGCCCGCCACGGCCGAGGTAGTCGCCGCCACCGTAACCGAGGCGATGAGAGTCCCAAAGGGGGCGACCCCGCCTAATTGGGTTCTCTTATAGAGCGGATTGAAGGCCCAGGTCTGCGCCATTACTGAATGACCGGCGGCAAGTTCTGTAGGTCCGGACGATTGACTTCGATGTAGTAGCTACCGGTCGGGTATGTCAAAGAGCCCGCGGTGGGGTTAGTGATGGCAAGAGTGAGCGTATTGACGGCGCTGACTCGCGCGTTTGCGATGGAAAGCACCGTATTCGAGAACGCCGCTTGCAGAGAGATATCCGAAATTTGGTCCCCTATCGCGAGCCCGTTCACCGTGAAGTTCTGCTCGACCGTCGAGGTAGCGGCCGTCGCGACGGGAGTGATTGTCGCCTTCAGAATGAAGTTGTTGAGGATGTTGCCCCAGGGTATAGCCATTTCACCAATCGGCATATTCGCTCCTTAAAAAACGGGGCGCATCGCGCGCCCCAGTATTGCCCAGGGGAACTGAGCGGCTGTTACGTCAGATCGTACCCATACACGTAGATATCGCACTGCGTTGCGGTCGCAGCGGATGCCGTGGTGATGTGAAAATAGATGTTGTATGAGGCCGCGCCGCCCAATCCGTTGGTTGCGCCCACACCCCAGCCGGTCGCGAGGTAGAAGCCAACTGGCGTGATGACCGGAAACTGGATCGATAGAGCGGCAGTAGCGGCTGTCATGGTGGTCGCAGTGCCTGCAGCCACAATCTGCGTACCCGTGGCATTCGGCCCAGACCACATGCTAAAGACCATCGCCGCTGCGGTACCCGGGGTGAATATCCCGTTCACAAAGGCGCCAGGATTGGCTAGAACTACGCCCTGACCCGTAGGCCCGATATTGAATCTCTGGGTATTGACCAGCGGAATTACCACATCTCCAATCTGCGAGATGTTAGCCGCCTGCTGGAAAGCCAAGATGCGCCAAGCATTCGAGCCCTGTCCCGAGCTGTTGAAGTTAGGCTGCGTGGCGGGCGCCAGTACATTGGTGACTGAGGCGGTCGAGGTAGAAGCCGGACCAGGATTTACGTTAGGCATGGCTTACTCCTTAACCCGAGACCCGTAGACCGAGTGTTCTGTATAGGCTTGCTGGCCCGTACAAGACATCCGCCCTAGTAGGCTCACTGTCGTTGTTGATCGTGTACTGACTCACCACTCGGATGCTCATTCCCACATCCTCATCGTCATAGGCGCGGGCCGCGAACTCCACACCGCGAGGGAGCGGCAAGTCAGCAAAGGCAAGCGCATATGCGTACTTGTGGAACACCAGAGACTGAGTGGTTGCGGTCGATGCGTAGCTCGTTCCGCCATTGACCGTGATCACCGCACCTGATGCAGGCGCTACCGTCACGTTCTGGAACTGGCCGCCCGAGATGCAGCAGTCGCCAATCGTCAGCGTGAGCGTGCCCGTGCCGGAGCTCGTGTACTGACCCGTTGCCGGGTTCCAAGTACCCGCCGCCAGAGAGGCAGCACCGTAGGTGAGCGTAGTGGCCGCGGCACCATTGGGCGGGCTCACAAAGCCGCCTGGCGGGAGAACGACGAACTGCCGCAGCGTCTTACCGTACTGGTTGCGGTTCTGCGGGTTGACCGGATAGACAAGGGCGAACTGGATTACATCGCCCACCTGGACAACCGCAGTCGATGCAGTCCAGCCCTGCGTCGATACGGTGCCCTGCTGGGCCCAGCCGGAGGTCAAGAAGGCCGTGCCGGCCACCGGGGTTGTCAGCACCGGGGAGCCGCCCTGTGCACCCGTGGTGTAGACGGGGATATTCTGATCCTCCCACCAATCAAGCCCTGCGAACTCACGGGCGATCATGCCGGTCTCGATATATTCGCCGATCTTCGCCTGCGGGTTGAACAACCCCTGGACGGTGGCAACCATCGAGGACATAGAAGTGGGGTCGAGTACCGCGTTTTTCTCACCTTCGCGCGGGCAGGCCTCGTTGGCAAGGTAGGCCCGTGCGTCGGTGAAGATCTTGAGGCTGTTCGGACTCACCCCAACGGTGCCCAGCTGCGCGGCGGTATTCAGGTAGTAATACTGCGCGGAGTCTGAGTCGATTCGGTTGGCTACCGTCGCAATCTGCGGCTTAAGGACCCGCTTCTTGAACATGTCCATGCTCAAGGCCAGATCCTGCGTCGTGAACTGAATGTCCACGTGGAACTGGTAGTTAAGGACCACCGGGATATAGGTCTCGTTGGTGTCCTCGACGTTGAGCGGCGGACCGTAGGTGCCCTTGTACCGGGGCGGACGGCGGATATTGACGGTGTTGCCTATTTTAGCGCCCGTTTGGGCGAACTCATTGCTGTACTGGCGTTCTACGCGGTTAGCAATGACGAGTTCGTTCTCGAGCACCACCAACGATTCGTTAGTGATGTAGCTCATAGTGAGCAGGTTGTTCATCGAAGCTCCAAAAGTTAGGGGTTAACTCAAGGAGCTAGGCGACGGTCATCTCCTGCGGGCGTTCCTCGCTCGCTCGCGCTCAAACGCGCGCAACTGCTGAAATGACATCTTGGCCGGATCAATCGGAGGCGGATTCGCGCCAGATGCAGCAATTGGAGTGATCGGAGCCGGGGCTCCCTGCCGTTCTGCCGCTTCCGATGCCAGCGCTACCGGGGAAGTAGCTTTTTCTGCGGGCTTCGTAAGACTTAACTCAAGATCCCTAACTTCGGCCACTGCTTTGATGGGGTGCAGTTTCCCAATCTTGCCAGCAACTTCCGGGTTCTTCGCCAGAAAGTACGCTATGTCCGTACCATAATCCGACAAATCAATGTAGTCAAGAACTGACTGTTGCAACATCAGCTGCGATTTGGTAACGACCTCCTGCCAATCTGGGTTCTTCTTAACCGCTGCATCGACCTTTTTCTGCCGCTCGATACGCGCAGCCTCCAAGCGCACGGTCTCCTGGTCTTGTCGCTGTTTCTCGCGATCCGCAGCGAGGGCTTTCTGCACCTTGTACTCGGCCCGATCGTCTGAGAACTTGAGCCAGTCGAACTCGCCCTTCTCGTTCTTGTACTTGGCGTCCTCGGGCTGCGGCTCCTTTAGCTCGGCCGGCGGCGGTGTGTTTTTGGCTTTAAGCTCGGCCGCTTCCCGCTCGGCTGTTTCGGCCTTTTTGCGCCACAGCTCGCGCTCGTTAAAGAGGTTTTCGGCGAGGCGATCGCTATCGGCCGCTTCTTCGGTCTTTTGCTTGGCGAGAGCTTCTTGCGCGCGGAGTCGAGCAACATACTTACCGACACGGCGGCGCTCTTTGGCGTATTCCTCTTTGGCGAGCTCGGCGACATCGTCTTGGTCGATGCCCTCATTAGGATCGGCATTAGCCTGTCCCGATTGAGTGGATGTTGAATCACCTTTAGTGCTTCCCGCCACATCAGCTTTGTCGCCGCTTCGAACACTGGACTCTCCTACGCTAACGGCCTCAGGCGTTTTCACAACCTCAAGCGGCGCTGCAGCCTCCCGCGCTGGGCGCTTCTTATCGGCGATGACTTCCGTACTCTGAACACCACCGTCCGAGGTGACTACCTTAGCCATTGATTACCTGCCTTCACTTCGAATACTTCCCATGGAGAACCCACATAAAGCACCACACGCATGCCGTGGCGATCATTACGCTAGCCATGAAATAACTATGCACGGAGACTTCCAAGCCAGCCAAGACCAGCAAGACAAGTGCACAAATCAAAGATATGGATTTTCCTAATTTTCTGCTCATTTACGCGCCCTCATTTGCTGGTTTAGCCTATAATCCTTGGGTTGCTTGGTTGATCTCTGCGATATGCGAGACATCATCAATCGGCGTTCCGAGCTGAGTGTGTGGCGCCTTCATTACGTAATGACATTCTTGGCAAAGACGACAGGCCAAACGGTGCATACGCTAGAGCGGTAAGTCGACGACAAAGGGCATAGCTCGTCCCGCAACCTCAGGTCCACAAGGGCAAACGAGCTAATCACTTGCTAGATCCATTTGCTGGTTTCGCCTTAGCCGCCTTCCTATCCTTATCGCTCTCAGCCGACGCGTGAGCCTGCTCAGCCGCCGTCATATGCTCGGCATGCTCCATCTCACGCTCTGCCATCCCCTTCTCATGCCGGTCTGACTGGCGGCTATCGATGATCTTGGCGCCCGCACTGAGTTCGGCCACATCGAGCGCGGTCTGACTGCGCTTCTCGGTGTCATGGACCTTGGTGACATTGGCCCCCAAGGCCTTCTCGCGCTCGACCTGCATCCAGCCTTGCTCGATCGAGCCCTTGTACTTGATCTCCATTTGGGCTTTTTGGAGCTCCTGCTGTAACTGCTGGTTCTGGATCATCAGCGCCTGAACGACGCCTTTGGCGCTGTGCGGCATGTCTTCCATCGCCTTCTGCATGCCCTGCTGGTTTAGAGGCATAAGACGATCAGCCAAATCATCAGCGCCGGCAAAATCCATATTGCGCACAACAAGATCAGCGCCCGTCTTAGCAATTGGTTCCGCGAGAGGCGTCTTAAGTAGGTCAAGCATGTTCTCCGCGCCTTCCTGGCGTTTGGTCTCGTACCCAGGGCCGGTATCCATGACAACGTCATAGCGGCCCACACTCATGTTGTGCTTAATCTCGGTCACACCCTGATCGTTCACCTGTTTCTGGTTGATCTTGACCATTTGCGGGGTGCCATCCTCCCCGATGATGCGCTGCATCCGCTCCTCGCTGTAGTAATACGGGAAGAGGTCGAGCAAGATCTCGCCAATGTGGCTGATGAACATCGTCTGATTGTCGTAGAACTGAAAGTGGCTGATATCGCTGATAGCCTGGCGCTTCCTGAGCGCAACCCCCGATACGACCGTGCCGGGCGTGTCCTGCCCAGGCTCGTGCGGCATGCCGGCAATCATCATCAGGTTCTTTAAGCTCGACTCGGACGCCTCCTTAAAGCCCGCTTCAACCTCGGCAGGCGGGGTGCGTTGGGGTGGCGGGACAGGCAATGGCTGACCGTCCATGCCTAAGAGCAGTTTGTACTTGAGGATGGAATACGGCTTCTGATTCGCATCGTCCCACTCGGGATGACCGTCAGTCTGCCCCTCGGCCGCCACATAGGGCGCTTTCGAGGACAGTGCGAGCTTCTCAGCCTTGGCTGTCTCCCAGTAGTTAGCCGAACGCGCCGGGTCTTTCATATCCCGAATCATGCCCTTGCGCCGCACATCGCCGTTTAAGTCGAGAACATTGCCTTCACAGCGCGATATAGGTATCCAGCGACCCGGCAGATCACGCTTTTCGATGACTTTGGTGCCACTGATGCGGAACCACTGGACGGTACGACGTTCTGAGGGGCGTTCTTTGCCCGTGGGGGTAATCTGGGCGAGGTCATAAGCCTCCTTACGCTTGCGATACTCGCTGGCAAGCACAGTATTGCCTGTGGATAACTCAATCAGCTTATCCTTGGATTTCTTGATGCGGTAATACTCGGCAAGACGGATACTTTCCTTGTTCTCCCACTTGTGCTGATCGTCCCCAGGGGCTCCGTGGGGCCATTCGTTGAGGTGCTCATCCGGGTACGCTCGCTTAAAAGCTGTCTTTTTCATCCATTCGGTGATGATGAACCACTCGGCATCGCTACCGTCGGGCATCTCGGAGGTGGGGTCGATATAGCAGGTCAGGGCATTGCGAATGGGCTTGATCTTGAGCTCCTGCTCGAAGCTCTTCTCGTCTACGTATTCGCCGACTACGCGCGCATAGCCCCAGCCAATGCGAACAGCAGACGCTCCAGCCGTGTCGTAAGCCACCGAGGCCTTCGATAGGGTTTCGACGTGTCGGACGAGTCCATTGGCCACCCTGGCGTCATCAATTGTTGCGTCGGATACAGGGTGTACCTTGATCCTTGGACGCTGCTCACGCATGTTATTTGTGACCCTGCGTACAAGGGTGGCTGTATGGTTAATTGTGAGACTAGGGCGTCGTTGGACCTTACGAAGGTTATAGATGTCGTCAGGCCACTGCTGTCCATCCTCGAACTCCAGGTCCTCTATCGCTAGAAGACGGTTAGGCGACTCGATCTCCTCGGCAATGCGCAGCCGCTCGGAGCACTCCATGAAGACTTCTTCGTCGGTGTCGGCCTGTTCGGTGAAGTCAACGGGGGGCTGCGGCAATTTATGCGTATCCTTGCATAATTAGAGGTCTAAGGCGCGCATCCTATGCAACTGGTCTGCATAAATATACGAAGCATGCAGACCAGTTCGAGGCAATTCTAGGCGGAATTGATCTGAATTGGGTGTCCCGCCGTCATGCTCAAAGCGATCTAGCAGGCACTGCAACGCCGGTTCATCTGCCTCGCGGCTGGCATCGACATGAAATTGCACGTGCTCACCATCCGGTTTCACCCAGGTCGCATCATAGCGCCACAGCAACTCATCTACCTCTATCAAGTATTGCTGGCACTTTCGAATACGCAGCCTCTGAGCGCCCCAGCCTCCTTTCGGGGCCAGAAAATACGTGACAGGCTTAGGGATCAGCTCTGGCAATAGCAATAGGCTGCCGGCAGCGACAGCGTATTTGAATAGATCGCGTCTGTTCATGCGCCTAACCATCCCAAGCCGTCATTGCGCCCAGCCCCGGAGGAGCTGCGCTGATTGTTTACCCCAGTCTTGAATTGCACATCGCCAAACCTGCGCATCATCATCGCATAGCGGGTAGCGGACATGAGGTCATCGCGCATCTTGACGATGAGGCCGTCCTTGCGGTGGTACATCCGAAACTCCTCCCACCAGTCATTCAGCGTTGAGAACACCTTGAGGCGCCCGGTCTGCATGCGATCGAGCATTTCGGCGACGCCCGCTTCTAGGCCGTTTGTGCCGTCCGGGAAAGTCGCACGCTGGCCTATCATCTTCAAGCCTTGGGACCGGTACTGGGCGGCAAGCTGCTCGCCTGAACCCTTGTCGTGCTGTAAGCCGTCGTGGGGCCATGCCCAGGGGAGCCACTCAGCCCAAGGTCGAATAGAGGCGGAGAACATGGCAGGCGTTTGTTCCCGTTGACGGTGGCACGCGGTGACATAGAGACAATCTGCGTCTCGGTCCCAAGCCATGCGGATAGCTGCGCTTGGGTGGTCCCACCCGAAATCAAGGCCCCCCACCTGCGGCCAGTACTGCGGGATCTCAAACGGATCACATACCAGTTCGGCTTCGGCAATGGGGAATACGCGTCCTGAACCGAGCTGAGGTATGCCCTTGGTGCGCGCATCTCGCTCATATTCCGGGTAACTCGCTATGATTGCCGCTCTCTGCTCCGCCGTGTAGTGGCTCACATCGTCGATGGTCATCTGCGTGACGTGTGTACCAGGGACCTTGTCCAATAAGAAACGCTTGACTACGTCTGACATGCCCAGAAGCGGGGTAAACGTCACAAAGACGGGGCCAAGCGTCGAGTTGGTACGCGTCAGGCCCTCGATGTAGATGTCTAATGGGGGCTCCTCGTCGAACCAGACGATGTCGAGTGTTTCGCCCTGCCATTTCTCGCGGCCTTTCTCATATGACTTCAGCGCGATATGGCTGACTTGACCCGTTTCATGCCGGATCTTAATCGAGTCCTGAAGGTCGGGCTGGCCACGGGCGGGTGTAATATCGAGGATAGCGTCTTTAGGTATTGCTCCAGTCCCGTAAGAACCTGGGCGTCCGAGGAGGATGCGCTGAACGTTATCTCGGGTACTTTCTCCAGTAATGCCAGCAGCCCATCCAACGATACATCGATCGTAATGTTTACCTGGCCAAGCTGGGGGATAACGTCCCGTAGCGTGCATTGCATATTCCATCCCCGCTGCTAGCGTCTTGCCTAGCTGATTGCCTGCCATCAATAGCCGCTCTCTGTGGTCCCTACCCGCGGCGTGAAAGTCTAGTTGCTTCTGATACGGCCGATAGTCGTTAAGCTTCTCTTGACTCGCTAGGCGTGCTTCCTGCGCTATCAGTGTCTCGAGGAGCAATGAAGGATCGAAGGGCATCGATTGCGGCTCGCAGCTCATCACGACTCAATCCGCCAAGCTCTGCGTCTGGATCAACCTTCTTGGGCAT